GGGGTGACAGTATTAGCTCTTGCTACTGCGGGTGATAACAGGGCTAAGAGAAGAATTAGTTTCTTCATTGTTTTGGTTGTTGTTTGTCTTTCTCACCTTTTGTTCTACCTGTAGACAGGCCAAAAGTGGCTAGTGCCCCAGTAAAGATCGAAGCAACGAACGTGATATCGGACGATGCTCCAGTCTTTTTGACCATAGGTAGTTCAACATAATTTAGTGTAATGATAAAACCAGACCAGATAACTACTCCTAGACGCACCATGGCTCCTAGTATTTGCATCTGTTCGTCATGGTCATCTACATTCTCTTTTATTTTTTTGAGGATGCCTTTCTTTTCTGGCGGTTTTGTTTCCATTTGTTTATCTTGCCTTGTAAGAATT